TCAATGTGATTGACATAAGATTGAATGCATCTAATTTTTCGCGATCTACCAGCCATTTATATACTTCTTATATTAAAAATATAAATGAAAATAATCGATTAATTTGGTTTTGTAAATAAAGTACTCTAAATATTTATTTACAATATAATGTAAGCCCCTTGCGCGAATTGAACGCGCGACCAATACCTTACAAGGGTAACGCTCTACCACTGAGCTAAAGGGGCATATTCCACCCAGATATAATTAGTTGGTTCTATTTATGCCATTATTTTGCATATATAAGTTGTTTATTTACCGCTTAAAGGAGTATATTATAAAATGGTTGTTAGACTTGCGATTTGCTCCTCTGTCAACTTCTCTGGGAACTCTACATGAAAATGTATAATCATATTGCCCTTGTGTTCGCCGCGTGTTAATCCCATGCCAGGATAGACCTTCTTATATTCCGGCGGGATTATATTGCCCTTATTGTTATTCAACGTGTAGCTTTTGCCGTTTAAATAATTAAGCTCAAATGTAAACCCACACAGCGCCTCCTTCAATGTAATTTTCTTTTCAAACACCAGGTCCAACCCGGCCCGCTTAAATTCCGAATTATTTGTTATTTTTACAACAATTTTTACATCACCCTTGGCGTGCTCGTTCAGCATATTGCCCTTGTCCCTTAATATAATCATCTCATTATCGTCTATGCCTTGCGGTATCGTAACATAAATGGTTTCGGCTTCAAAAACCTTGATACCGTTCTCTACATTCCATCTCTCTATTTCCAATGGGACATTTGCACCAGACAACACCTGGTCCATTGTAATGCTAATGGTCTTTATTATGGGGGTTGGTTTTGAGATTGCCTGTTGGAAACCCATTGGGCCGCCATTAAATACATGTATGCGGGCTCCTGGTGGCATTCCCGGCATTCCCGGCATTCCTTGCATCCCAAATGGATTCATCCCACCTCCGAAAAACATGTTAAATATATCATCCATAGGCACTTCCATGCCTCCTCCTCCACCAGGATTCATCCTCATAAATGGGTTGGGATTATTTCTACTATGGTTATATTCCTCTCTTTTCGCTTCGTCCCCTAAAGTTTCGTATGCCTCATTTATTTTTTCAGACATTTTCTTGGAGTCGTCGCTGCCCTGGTTTTTGTCCGGGTGCCACTTCATCTGCAGCCCTCTATACGCCTTCTTTATCTCGTCCTTTGTGGCAGTTTCCTCTACGCCCAAAATATTATAAAAGTTCTCCGGCATTATTATTATTAACCGAGATATACTTAAATAATTATTAACGTATATATTTAATGGCAGACAGCGATAAACTATTTGTTCATAAATATCAACCAATGTACTTTGATGATTTCGGGAAAAACAATGATGTTGTTAAAATGCTAAAAACATTAATTGCCTTTGATAATCTAAATATTCTTCTCGCAGGCGATATCGCGTCGGGGAAAACATCCCTCTTGAATGCTCTAATACGAGAGTACTACGTCGGATGCACGCCCAAGGAGTATGCTGAAAATGTGCTCTACATTAACAGTCTAAAGGAACAAGGAATTAATTATTATAGAACAGAAGTGAAGACCTTTTGTCAAACCTGCTCCATGGTCAAACATAAAAAGAAGATGGTCATCTTAGATGACATTGACATGATCAACGAGCAAAGCCAGCAGGTATTCCGAAATTTCATTGATAAATATAGCCACAATGTTCATTTTGTCTCGTCGTGCAGTAACATACAAAAGGTCATTGAAAGCCTTCAATCCAGGTTCACAATAATAAAAATGAAACCACTAACGAGAGAAGGGCTTGTTGACATCCTAAATCATATCAAACAATCAGAAAAAATTGTTATTGACGATGATGCGCAGGAGTTCATCATAAATATTTCAAACAATACCGTGAAAATTCTTGTCAACTATATGGAAAAATTCAAACTGCTTGATGAGCGAATAACGCTGGATTGTGCAGTCCAACTGTGTTCAAATATCAGTTTTTTTGCATTTGCAGATTATGTTAACTTCGTATTGGAAAAGAACTTGGCCGAAGCAATCAAGTTGATATATGAAATATACGACAAGGGATATTCGGTGATGGATATTTTAGATAATTTCTTCTTTTTTGTAAAAACAACTCCGTTAATCGCCGAGGATCATAAATATATCATTATTCCGTGTATCTGCAAATACATTACTATATTTCACGAGATCCACGAGGATGAAATTGAACTTGCGCTCTTCACAAACAACCTGGTTGATTTGTTGCACGCCTAAGAAAATATAATAATTATTTTACGTTCAAATAATTATTATACAGATTTAATATAGTTATAGTATAGTTTAGTTTAATGTCTACACAAATATTTAAAAGCGGAATCCCAGATGAGCTGTTTACGGGATTCCTAAGCCTTTTGTGTCTGAAAAATGATAAGCATTATACGTTTAATTCAGATTCATATAAAAAAGGCATATATACCGGAGCAATACAACAATTTATTACAGAGTGCACCCCATATTATCACATATCTAAGCGTAAGTATTTGAATAAAAAGTTAACATATAATTCGCTGGCCACTATAATACGACAAATATGTAAATTTAATAAGTTTACATATACATCTAAAATCGTGTATGATAGGTCTACGTATGACATTGTTTATTATATTTATTTAAAAGTTTAAAATTTCAAGTTTAAAATTTAGTATCTTCTCTTGGTGCCGCCGCTTCTTCTGTTTCTCTTTGTTTTCACGCTACGGGCCTTCGGTTTTGGCTCGTATCTAATATGCTCCTCCTCGTCCTCTGCATCCTCACTACTTGAACTGAAAAACCCGCCCTTGCCAAAGAAGCCAGTGTCGTCACTATCGATTTCACTCTTTTCTTTTTCATCGTATTCGCGATCTTCGCCTGCCTCATTTTCCGACGACTTATACATGTACAATCCGAGCCCACCGGTGGCTAAAATAGCAGTCGCTATAAGTAAGGACATCGTTTCGTTCATAATTATACTATAACGTGCTTAATTTAATTATAGTAATTAAACACATTTTTCAACATTCGCAGGTTTCTAAGCAACCTCTTTCTGCGAAGTTTTTTGCCGTTGTACCCGGAAATCTCATAAACGGGGTCATCGTTCCTCTCCAAAAACGCAAAAGTAACGTCATCGGAATGAAACGGCAGATTGTCGTAATTATACAAAATCTCGTTTACGGTATTGTGGCTGCAAATCGTGTATTGCAGAAAATCGGCTAAATCGCTTTCATCGTCGCAAGCGAACGAATAAGTGCATGCAGCCCTGGTGCGGGTTTCCTCGCGACGACCCCGAATAATATAGGTCTGGTCATAAGTGTCATATAAAATATAGACTACATTGTCAATCTTATCGCTATCCTCCTCAAATTCCTCAAGCTTAAAAACAAGGCAGTCTGTCATCCTTCAATAGTCATAATGGTGTCTTGTTTTTAAGTACGTTTCTAAATATTTATCTTCCCGTGTACGCTGCCTTCTGGAGATTGTCTCCCAGGAAGTTTGGCTTGAGGCCGTAGAGGCCTGGGTATTCGGGGGTCTTCCAGAAGCCAACAAACTGCTTCTGTATTACCCGGTTTGTTATGGGTTCCAGTGGCTCCAATATTCCTGTATCATCTGTTTGAGAGAGAAGAATATAGTTACCTATAATCGTGTCGGACTCCATCACCTGCTTGGGCGACATGCGAGCGAACCACTCAAACTTCTTGCGGCTCAAAACCTCGTCTGCCGGTATTAAAATGCCGTATGCACCCTGATATAAGTCCAAGTAGTGGTTTGACATTAGGTCATCAATAATTATCTGCTTATCTTCAACCGTCTTTGTGCCAATCTCGGCACCGTCAACCAGGTTGATGCGGCCATTGTCAATCCGCTGCTTACACCACTTGGCATACTCTCCTAAAAACTTCACGTCTGCCGTGTAGTCGTGGGATGCAGTTCGCTGAATAAAATTGCATAATTCGCGGACAGTTTCGCAGTGCTTGGGTGCTCCACAGAATGACAGATTCGGGTAGAAATCCAAGTCTGTGGACGTGACGTTTCTGTCAACTACCTCACAAACAAACATTTTGTCCCCGCGTGTCCCCTTAATATACATTTCGTTCAGGTCCTTCAAGCATACGAACGACAGCGGGCAAACCATGCCACCATAGGAGTGCAGGAGCTTCATCATTCCTAACATTCGCATATTAGAGAGAATTGGATCAGATATGGAGGTCATGTTAATATTCCAATCGGGAAGCAGCCGTTTGAACGATGTGTCGTCTATAATGCAAATTGTAAACGACTCGTCGCACTGTTTTATAATGCTTCGGACAGTCAAATAGAGATACGGCTGGTTTAAATCAAATGAGCTGCGGGAGCCGAAACTTAGCCAACGTCTGGAGTTGTACTCGTACGGCACATGAATCCACAAAATCGGCTTTTTACTCTTACCTAAAGTATCGCCGTCCAACAAGTACTTCTGAATCGCCTCATACGTGTCACCCTCCTCCTCTCGGACTCTTTTATCCTCAAATCGTTTGTATAGTACACCCAATACAATAAGGATACCAAATAGGGGGAATATGTTAGTTAATGATTTCATATATTATATTAAAATATAATATATTTTATTTTATTTTTCGGTTGTAGCAATCGGCGACCCTTCGCTAAATGTTCGTCTGCGGTCGTGCAATTATCCCTGCTTTTTTGGGTGCTGGGTTAGGGCGTCCATTAAATGCTTGCCACATCGCGTAAAAAATTGGTGTAGTTGGTTCGGGTCTGCCCCGGTTATCATATCGTCCGGGATATAGGTTGAGTTCCCCTTTTTATAACACAATAGGGCGGGGATACCGTTTACCATCTTCCTTGACTTTAAAAATGAATAAAAATCAAATGACCTGTCAACGTCAATGTCCGCGCATATGACCTCGGGAGGTGACGACGCAAAGAAGCCGTGTATCGCGGGCTTTATAGTTTTGCATGGCCCACACCACTCGGCCCCCAGTTTTATCACGATTATACCTGTATTGTGCTGCAAAAGCGTTAAAAAGGCGTCGCGATTCGCGATCTCGCTAATAACCTGTTTGGACATATACTGGTGTTTTATTTAATTATGCCGTTTTTATCTAATTATTTTGGGCTCTATTATTTCTCAATTGTGGTCGCCCGTGTAATATTCCGGATGATTTTCTCCTCCTTTTCTGCATCATTGTCGCCAGACCCACCAACAGATTCTATAATAATTTTGTTATATTGATCTGAATACTTGGAATGATAAGTGCCGCAATCTGGATGCGCTTCTTTGAACTTGGGCAATAGTCGTTGGTTCTTTGATGCCACACGTTTTATTGCCTTTTTAATTTTGCTATTTGATTCATCCTTTTCCCATTTATTTTCATCTCTAATATACATAGTTTCTCTCTTTTTATCAGTGCAGTGAACCGGCCGCAGAGTCACATCCAGTTCATTCAGATTCTTCACAATAATGTTGGAGATACCCTCTACATATCCCAATTCGCCGACCTTCTCTAAATCCGACAATTGCAGCTTAATAGAGTCAACAAAATCCATAATATTCATTGCATCTTTGCAGGTTTCATTCAAGAAAAAATTCAGGTTAAACGCCTTGTTATGCGAATTTGTTGTAGTGTTATTAGTTGTATTGTGCGTGCCATTTTTAATTACCTCCATCATTATATTTGACTGTTCCATCATCATAGTTTTCATCTCTAAATTTTCCTTCATCAGATATTTCACGAGTTCAGTCAGCTCGTCGTTTTTTTTAATTTTATCGTCAACTTCTCCATCAGATTCCTCGTTTGATTTACACTGCTGTTTGTGTTTCCATAATCCAGAGTTTGTAGCATATAATCTATTACAATTTTCACACTCAAATTGATTGCCACTTTTTTGCCATTTTTTGCCATTTTCTATTTCCATGATGGCATTTTTGTGTTTATCCGTATCCAAATGCTTTTCCCAGTTATACTTTTTGCTGCATCTATAGTCACATTTTTCACAATAATATTTTGAGCTGTTTTTCGCGCCACAATTTGCCACCGTTTCATTTCCTAAAGTTTCCATAAAATAGCCACAGAAAATAATTTTAACCTCTTTTCACAAAAAGTAATAAAATTTTACCGTCACAAACTGAAAATTATTTTTTTGGTGACCAGACCATAAATTTCAATTATGCTCACAAAACATGTATTTTGGGGAAACTTTTTTTGGCTTTTCGTTTTTGGACATTTTTTTTGTCCAATTTCAATTTTCCCAAAATACTTTCCAAGTAAAAAACAAGATATTTTATATTATAGAGCCAACATTACCAAACTCAAAAGGCCTGCAAACGATTAATAAAGGTTGTGTTTATTTACTGGATAACCAGTAAATAAAATGAGCATTATTCTAAAATGGGCATAAAACAAAAGGGATTTCTGGGTAGTTCTATAAATTTAGATTTTTTACATCAGCTTTAGAGCTGTAAAGGTTATTCTTTACAATATGTTTATTACATGCTTTAATTAACGCTTGTTGCTCAGAGGGAGAAAATTTTTGTAAAATCCTGTATACTTGCGCCGCGCCGTTTTCAGGGTTTAATGTTTCGCAAATTAGGTTATTTACTATCATTTTATCATGCTCCTCCATCAACACATTGTATAGAACTTCGCCAGTATATTTAACCATATATACGTGTTGAGATTCGCCCACAAAGTTCTTGGCTTGAATCATTTTTCCCTTGTAAAAAATGCAGTGATTTTTGCTAATAATTGTTTTTTCCGAAGGAATATTTGGGCCAATGGCATCCTTTTCAAAACAAACCAAATTTTTATCCCGAGTAACTGTTTGCGTAATTCCCACAATTGTTTTATTTCGGATAGTGTGAACGTAAGGCTGTAACTCTTCAATTGAAATCTTTCCTTGATTCGTAACTACGGGTGTTCCTGCTGGGAAACAGATGTTGGAAATTAAAGGTGCTGGGGCAGTTGTAGGAGTTATTGTAATAACATAAGTCGAGGGTTGGTATTCAAACCATCCACCTGAGTAATGACCCATAGAGGTTCTGCCTCTGGCATACCAAAATGCCCATTCTGTAGCAGATTTTGTAGCATCCAAGTACGGTATGCTGCGTATAGTAGTGCCCTCCTCAGTAAAACGATTAGTAAATACCCAATCCGCACCCCAATGATCGCCGCTACCTGTTACCAAGATGTCAGTTGTTAAATCGTTGCTATTATAAAAATTTGTAACCAGATGACTGATTTCGTCTACGCGAAAATATCCCGAAAAAATTTCTGGGCCGTCGCTTTGAAGCTTAATGCCCATGCGGTACCAAGAGATTGGCATTTTATATATACAGTTATTTAAAAAAGTTGCGTTGAAAATTGGCATTCTCGCATAAATAGGACACGATATATTGTAAATCTGCACATTATCCTAATTAGTGATACTTAAAGCAGTCATACTTTTCAACAATGCGGCCCGATTTACACTAAACGATAATGATATAAACAATTCGCAATAATTGTATATATTTAAATGTTAACCGTTACAGAAACAGTTCTATTGGCATTGGGTGCCGGATTTATTGCATTCATGCTTGTTCCATGCTGTGCCTATTGGCTAAATTGTTGTGATGTAGACAGGTTTAGACGACCTGACCCGCCATTGCAAACGCTGGCAATTATTTAAGACGCAGTGTTTTTCATAAATAATATTTCCTTCTCTTGCGAATCAATAATATGATGGAGAAAGGGTTGTATATTATTTTTCTTTTCTAATAATTGCTTGCTCATGTGGACCGCCATTGAATGATGCGGTATCATGCCCGATTTATACTCTGCTTCCGAAACCAAAAATTGCGTTCTAATGCACCACAGATTTGCCGCGACCAATAACCCACCGATAAAAATGATGGTAGATTCCCCATCAACCAACCCCATAAATAGAAACATCCAACCAGTCATCAGCAGAATCATGTATGCGTCGTTTACACTAAACCGTACATCGTCCAATTTATCTGCCCACATGTTCATTGTAGATAACAGCCCAGATAAAATCATTATAAAAAACATAATAGTATAATGATTATTGTGATTCATTCTATAATATAGTTATACAAAATTCCCATGTCGGTAATATGCCTTTCCGCGCGTCTAAAGGCGGCCTACTTTTCAACGACTACATTCTTGGAGATATTCCGGATGATTTTCTCCTCCTTTTCAGCATCATTGTCACCAGACCCACCAACCGATTCTATAATAATTTTGTTATATTGATCTGAATACTTGGAATGATAAGTGCCACAATCTGGATGCGCCTCTTTAAACTTGGGCAACAGTCTTTGGTTCTTGGATGCTACCCGTTTTATTGCCTTTTTAATTTTGCTGTTATTTTCATCCTTTTCCCATTTATCCTGATCCTTGATATACATGGTTTCTCTCTTTTTATCAGTACAATGGACTGGTCGTTGAGTAACATCAAGTTCATTCAAATTCTTCACAATAATATTGGAGATCCCCTCTACATAACCCACTTCTCCTACCTTTTCCAAATCTGACAACTGCAACTTTATAGAATCAACGAAATCCATGATATTCATCGCGTCTTTGCACGTTTCATTCAAGAAAAAGTTCAGGTTAAAAGCCTTATTATGCGAGTTTGTATTATTTGTGGTATTGTTATTCGTAACTATGCCATTTTTACAGATTTCTAATACTTTATTTTGTAATTCTTGATTTTGTTTGTTTTGTTCAATAAGCATTTGTTGTAATTCCTTGTTTTGTTGAATGATATTTAAAATTAAATCTTGTGAAATTTCGTTACTCGTGCAAACCTTGTCTTCTGCTAAAACGCACTTATTTTTATGCCTCCACAGTCCAGAATAATCCTTGTACTTCTTTGAGCAATTTTTACATGTAAAATCATTTCCTATTTTGTGCTGGTTTTGCTGGTTTTCAAAACTGCTCGCCAACTTATGATGTTTTGCAGTAGTTAAATGCTCGTCATAGTTGCACTTCTTACATGTGCTATAATCACAGGCTATACAGTAGAATTTATTGCTTGTTTCTTGCTGGTTTTTATTGACATCCATCCGTCTGGCGTGCTTTGCTGTAGATAAATGACTGTCATAGTTGCAACTCTTGCTTGTTCTATAATCGCAAATTTCACAATAAAATGTTGAGCTGGAATCTTGCTGGTTTTTATTGCTAAACATTGCTATATATTGACAATTTATTTAAAAATTTAGGTTATATTTTAATTCGGCACACAACTTTTCCCCAAATAATTAAAATTTTATCGTCACAAATTGAAAATTATTTTTTTGGTGACCAGACCGTAAATTTCAATTATGCAGCAAAAACATGTATTTCGGAGAGACTTTTTTCCCCTTTTCGTTTTTGGACATTTTTTTTGTCCATTTTTGATTTTCCCAAAATACTTTCCAACTAAAAAACAAGGGTATCTTCTACAGACTGTAGATCCCATAATATAAAACATTTTCACCGACACCCTTCATTATGTAGTATAACGCAATAAATTTTATACTGCATACTCTCTATTTATCCGATTTACTTGCCCTTTGCAACAAATGCCTCCAATTCATTAATTTCTATATGCGGTAGATTGACGTGCGCCTCCCAAAAATACCTACAATACGCCCAAGTAAATGTACAGTCATTTTCATACCAATCGCTATGGGTCTTTAACAGGGCCGCGTATAAATTTTCGGGTAGAAGGGGCAAACTCTGTTTCGGCAAAACATAACATAACTGCACCAACTCAGTAACCGGATTGGGCTTGACGACCTCTACAAATTCCGTGTCAAAGTAGGGAATGTAATGGATCAGGTCGCACAATAGCGGCGGATATTTGTAATTATAACACCACCTCCAATTTGCACAGCCAGTAGTGTAATACTTCATTGTCCACTCCAGCCCCTCCAAATAATTCGTGCATATCTGTTTCCGCCTCGTTTCATCAATTGTCAAATCAAATAGCGTCTTGTAATATCTTGGCTGCCAATTCGGGCTAAACGGATTAATATGTTTTTCTGCGGCCCTTTCGTAAGTTGGCATGGCGTCAAATTTCTGGAACTTGTCCTCAGGGGTTACATCGGCCATCTGCGATTTACCGCGCCGGTCTCTTAATTTGGTTTCTGTCTTCAAGAACTCCTCTTCATTATCGGCAAGAAATTGCACGAGCTTTCTGACATTTTTCCAGTAAATCGTTTTCCCGTCTGTTAAATTCTCGTTGGTGCCGCCAATCGTCGCCTTATATGCCTGTAGCATTTTCTCTACACCCCCAGTGCGTATATTTACTGCAGGAAAGTGGGGCAAAAAGTCGTTGCCAAGGAAAAAACACAGGAAAATGTAGTCGTAAATACGGTTCCGCTGCTGAAACGTGGTAAGCTCTTCGCCGTTATTCATGTCCAATGTGATGATTTTTGCCAATTCGGGTATGTCAATTACATATGACTCATTGGGTTCCAATTCGGAGTTAATAGACTGAATAAAATGTGGGGTTTCGCGAAATAGGTAAATACTGTTGGAAATTGGCAAATGATTGATGGACAACATAATAAGGTCAGCATCCAGGCCATAAATAACCGTCGTGTCGTTCTTATGGTCGGCTTCATGGTCGCGAATATGTTGGAATAGTTTGTGTTCGCCCTCTCCAGGCGAGTCGCTTCCAGACACAATAATCTTTGCCGCATTATATTTGGCCGGATTGTTATAAAGCGAGTACATCCGCTCGTTTAACCGCTTCATAAATACAGTGCCGGGTGTAATAGCAGTAGTATTCCACGGGTCGGGGGTCATCGCCTGAAAAATAGAGCGTGAAACGTTGTTTTGGTAAAGCGACTTGTATCGGCGAGAGCGCTGTTGCTCCAACTTTGCAACAGGTGCAACGCCATCAAACGCAATAAAAATAGTCTT